CAGAATGGAACAGGCCAGAGATCTGTTCCTGGAAGGTAAGAAGCTGATTGAAATTTCAGATCTTCTGAAAATCCCGGAGGGGACGATCCGAAGCTGGAAGAATAGATATGACTGGGATAACGCAACGTTGCAAAAGAAGAAACGCAACGTTGCGAAAAAGAAAGGCGGCCAGCCAGGCAATAAAAATGCTGCTGGAAACAGGGGCGGTGCTGCTCCAGAAAAAAATAAGAATGCAGTTACTACGGGAGAGTTTGAGACTCTCCTTTTTGATTGCCTGGATCCGGAGGAACAACGCCTGGCGCAGGCAGTACCTGCAGACAAGCAGACACTTCTCATGCAGGAGATACAGCTGCTGACAGTTAGAGAGCGCCGGATGCTTAAGCGGATCGAGCTGTTGCGTAACGCAGCAGATGAAGAGAATAAGAGTGTTATCGGTGAGACTGGCATGACTGCAGTAGGCCATAAGAAAGGTATTGAAAAGGATAAGGAAACGGATCTTTTGGAATATCGTGGAAAGCTGGGGCAGATCCAGAACATTGAGGATGCGCTGACCCGTGTACAGGCTAGAAAGCAGGCTGCCATTGATGCATTGCACCGGTATGGGGTGGATGACGCACGATTAGAGCTTGAAACCATGAAGGTTGATCTGGCCGCATTGAAACTTGGCGGACAGGAGCAGGAGATTGAAGATGACGGTTTCCTGGAAGCTTTGAATACTGAAGCACAGGAGCTGTGGGAGGATGCGGATGAAGATTAAAGAACGCATCGCCGGGATGAAGGCAAAAATACAGGCTATGAAACAAAATCGTGGAATTCTGACAAAGGTCCAGATATTTAAGTTTCAACCATTTTCTCGCAGGCAGAAACAGATACTTACATGGTGGCTGCCAAACAGCCCTGTAAAGGATTATGACGGTATCATTGCTGACGGAGCAATCAGATCAGGTAAGACAGTCTGTATGTCGCTTTCTTTTGTATTCTGGGCAATGGAAAATTTCAGCGGTCAGAACTTCGCTATGTGCGGAAAGACGATAGGATCCTTCCGTAGGAACGTTCTTTTCTGGCTTAAGCTGATGCTAAAAAGCCGTGGTTATAAGGTTACGGATCACAGGGCAGATAACCTGGTGGAGATCACACGTAATGGCATCACGAATTACTTTTATATCTTTGGTGGCAAGGATGAGCGTAGCCAGGACCTGATCCAGGGTATTACGCTGGCTGGTCTGTTTTGTGATGAAGTTGCGCTGATGCCAGAGAGCTTTGTGAACCAGGCAACGGGCCGCTGTTCTGTAGAAGGTTCCAAGTACTGGTTTAACTGCAACCCGGACGGACCATATCACTGGTTCAAGGTCAACTGGATCGATAAGGCCCTGGGCAAGAAAAAGGTTACCAAGTTGCAGGAAGAGTCCAAAGCAAAAGGCGTGGAGCTGAATTTAAAAAAGCTCCTGTATCTGCATTTTACCATGGATGATAATCTGAGTCTGTCAGAAGCAATCAAGGCTAGATACCGGAGCATGTACCATGGTGTGTTTTTCAAGCGATACATTGAAGGGCTCTGGGCAATGGCAGAAGGTATCATCTACGATATGTTCAACCAGGACAAAAACGTAGTAGATGCAGAGGCGATTGCGACAGAGTATCGTCAAAGAACAGGTCATGAATTCTGGATTGGTGATAAGTATGTCAGCTGTGACTATGGTACCCAAAACCCTACGGCCTTTTTGCTGTGGAGTAAAGGTGCTGACGGTAAGTGGTATTGTCGCAGAGAGTATTATTATTCCGGCAGAGATAAAGGTCAGCAAAAAACGGATAAAGAGTTTTCCGATGACCTGACGGCTTGGCTGGCTAGAGAAAAAATCCGGTCAGTGATCCTGGATCCGGCTGCAGCATCTTTTAAAGCTCAGTTGGAAAAGGATGGATATAAAGTAAAAAAAGCAAAAAACGATGTTTTAGATGGGATCCGGTTTGTGGCAACGCTGCTGCTGTCGGGTTCTATTTTTATAGATCAGTCATGTGAGAACCTGATCAAAGAATTTGCTTCCTACATTTGGGATGCAAAGGCGGGAGAACGCGGAGAGGACAAGCCCGTGAAAGAGCATGATCACGCACAGGATGCCCTACGCTATTTTTGCTATACGATCATCCGCAGAGTAAACGGAATTAAGATTTTGAAGTGAGGTGATGAAAATGGATATTGAAGTGATAAAGAAACTGATCCGGAAGTATCAGCCAGGTCATACTTCTTTTGTAACGAGGGCAGCTAAGACCAGAGCATATTACAAGAATGAAACAGATATCATGTTTCCACCGTTAGAAGAAGAACGGGAAAAGAAAGAAAAACCGCTGAGGAATGCGGATAACCGGATACCGTTTAACTTTCATGGCTTGTTGGTTAATCAGAAGGCTTCCTACATGTTCACAGCGCCTCCGCTTTTTGATCTGGGAAATAAGAACGCTAACAAGGCGTTGGTAAAATTCCTTGGGGATAAATATCCTAAAATATGCAAGGACCTGTGTATTGAGGCATCAAACTGTACGGTCGGCTGGCTGCATATGTGGCATGATGAGAAAGGAACATGGAAGTATGCGGCAGTTCCTGCAGAGCAAGTGATCCCAGTGTGGTCCGATAATTTAGAAAAGGAACTTCTGGGAGTGTTCCGGACTTATCCGAATATTGACGAAGAAACCGGTGATACCTATATCATTTATGAATACTGGAATGAGACAGAGTGTGCAGCCTACTGGTTAAAAGCAGGAGATGAACTAGATCAGCTGTTGCCGTATCAGATGTTCTTTGTAGATCAGGCATTATGCGATTATTCAGAAAGCTACATGCACGGAGTTGGTGAAGTTCCGTTCTTTCCATTCTTCAATAACAATATCGATACAGATGATCTGAAGAACATTAAGCCGCTGATCGATACCTACTGCAAGGTATTCAGTGGCTTTGTAAATGACCTGGAAGATATCCAGGAAGTGATCTTCGTATTGACCAATTATGGTGGCGCAGATCTTGGACAGTTCCTTCGGGACCTGAAAGACTATAAGGCCATTCAGATTGAAAGTGATGGAGACGGTGATCATTCTGGTGTGTCTACATTGACCATCGAGTTGCCCGTGGATGCCAGGGAAAAGCTTCTGGAGATCACCAGGAAGTGTATCTTTGAACAGGGAATGGGTATTGATCCGGATCCGCAGAATTTTGGAAACAGTTCCGGTGTTGCGCTGCAGTTTTTATATTCCCTTCTGGAGCAGAAGGCGGGACTGCAGGAGACAGAGTTTAAACTGAGCTTTGGCCGGTTTATACGATGCATCTGCCGGTTAAATAATATTCAGATTAAGGATGATACCATTGTACAGACCTGGACCAGGACAAGCGTAAAAAATGACCAGGAATTATCCCAGATCGCATCCCAGAGTAAAGGTGTTGTTTCCGATGAGACGATCGTAGCACATCATCCTTGGGTGGAAGATCCGGAAAAGGAAATGGAACTGTTAAAGGCACAGGAAGAAAACAGCATGGGAGAATTGTCAGATATGTTTCCAAAAGCAGGAGACGGTCAGAACCCTGATCAGGGCGGTGATGAGTGATGTCTTACTGGAAAAGGCGTCAGGAAGAAACGTACAGAGTTGGTGAAATGACGGTAAACCAGTATTTTACCAAGCTGGAAAAGGCATTTAATCAGGCAAAAAGAGATCTTCAAAAGACCGTTGAAAGCTTTTATTGGCGCTATGCAGAGGAAAATAGTCTGACCTACGCAGAAGCCCAGAAAAGGCTTGATAAAGCGGAAATAGGGGAACTTCAGGAGTTTATCGATTTGGCAATGGCTAATATTGGTAAATACAACCAGGAAGTCAATAATATGTCCATTAAGGCCAGAATGACACGTTACCAAGCTTTGGAAGCACAGGTAGATGCGATCCTGCGGCAGCTGTATGCCGTTGATTATCAGGCTGAGTCCGAAAAGATGATGGGTGATGTGTATGAGAATACATATTACCGCACCTGGTACGATATTGATCGATACCGTGGTTTTCATTCCCAGTTTGCCCAGATTGAGCCCCGAATGATA